CAGGACGGAGGAGTTACCCCGGATCACCTGCTTGGAGACTTCCTTCTTCAGTCCCAGCATCACGTTCTTCATCTTGCTTTCCAAGATGTTCACAACCGCCAAATCGCCCTTGTTAGCTGCCTTTTCTACGGCGTTAAGGATGATCGGCTGTGTGAAGTTGCTAAACTCATACTTGGCAGACTGGAACGGATCGGTAACGGCCATGGAGACCGGCTCGAAGCCGCTGGAGAGCTGGGTAATGGAGGAATGTTCTCCGAAGATCACCGGCTGCTCGACTCGGAGACCGCCGGACACCTTAACGAGGTTACCAGCCGCTTCGATTGCGCGAAACAGGGGATGGGACAGGAAGGAGTTGTCGACCAGCTTATCTCGCAACAGCTGCAGAGTGGTCGAGATTACGGACTGCGGAGCCATGATAGCGCCCTTTTGTCTGAAGGTTTCGATTCGGGTTCGAGGTGCTCCGCAGAGTCTCTATCGGACAGGCGCTCCGAAGGAGGTAGCCTATATCTGAGCTATACCGCAAAGCTATGTATAAGTCTATGGATATCTAGTTCCGATGCATTTGTTGAGCAATCGCGAGGATATCCGCCGCTGACATTTTCCGAAGGTCTGCCGCCTGCGGTTTAGCGACGCGTCCACCCTTGCGAGGCGCAACGGTTCCGATAGCTGCGGCTTGCTTCCTCGCGCGCCTGGTCGCGGAGGTCTCCTCGCGCTCCTTCTTCGCTTCGAGGCGCGCCTGTTTACCCTTCGCGGCGTAATAGGCCGTTTCCAGGTCGAGGGAGCTATTCGCCTCTAAAAGATGCTGGACTTCGGATCGAAGCGCTGTGTCCGTCTTAAAGTCGGAATGCTCGGAGAGGAACCGCTGGTAGTTCTCCTCTGCGGCCATGGTCTGATATTCTTGCTCCATCGGTTCGAGGACTTCGCGAAGACGTCGGTTTACCTCGGACTCGATACGAGCGGTTATTGACTCCTCGTTAAAGGGGTCGTACTCCGGAACCTCCTCGCGATCCTTAAGTGATTCCTTGCCTCGAAGAAGCGCCTCGCGCTCGCGAAGGAAGTCTCTCCGCTGTTCTGCAAGTTCCTGTGTTTTCTGTGTATAGTCCTTGCGCATGGATCGCATGAGTCGAGCGATATCCGGAGGAACGCGCCGGACGGCGTCGTCCCAGGACAGGCGCTCGGAGACCGGCTCCGCGTCCGGCGTTTCCTCGACCAGCTCGACAGCGTCTCCGGTCTCCTCCGACTGTGCGGCTTCCGCCTGGTCCATTACTTCGGTTGTCGGCGCTTCGGAGTCTTGCATGGTTTGAACTTCCGCAAGAACTGATTCCGCGACGGACTGATGGTTAGGGGTGTTCATTCTCTGAATCCCTCCATTGTTTCAGGTGATTAGCTTTATCGGCTGTCCATTGCGCCGATACCATGACGGACGGAAGCCCGGTCCCTGGACGAATTGAACCGGACGACCGAACAGGCGAACGCCTAGCTCTAAGACGGAGACGTCCGAGATTCGCGAGACGATGAAGGTTCGCCATCCTGGGAGACCGCCGGTCGCGGTCGCGGACTGCGGATCGACATACAAGTGTAAGTATCTGGTTCCGTTGCGACCGATCCAGATCGCATGCGGATTACCGACTCGAAGTCCGCGCGCTCCAGGAGTCCCTGGCGGTTGCCACTTGTCCACGTAGAAGAAGGAGACCGGCTGTCGCCTGTCGATAGCGTCGACCAGGTTCGACTCCGCGCCGCCGGCATAGCTTCGATAATACGCCTGTCCGCGCGTCTTCGGAATCACCGTCTTAGGTTTGTTGAATCCGAACGTCTGTAAAAGACGCTGCCGCAGAGACAGGAAACCCATTTTATCGCGCCATTCTCGAAGCGAAGTCGAAGGTCTCCTCCTCTCTCATCTCCATACCATCCGGAGAGGCGCTTACAGAGAGGTCAACGGAGGCGATAGGCTCCATTAGAAACGCTTCGAAGTCCTTATCCTTAGACAGTCGCATAAGATGAGCAGCGATAGCCGTCAGCTCGCGGTCTCCCTTAATGTCTTCGAGAGCAACCGGAAGCGGTTGTCCGTAGTCTTCCGCCGCAGTCGCGATCATGGCAAGGAATCGAGCCAAGTCGCCGTCGATTCGCGCCTCCGGCTCGTTATATTCCTCCGCCTCGACTTCGACTCCCATAAGGCGCGCGACACCGACAACCGCCTTTGCGAGCTGGTTCAGGGTTTTGACGTTGTATGGACTATCGGGAGCCGGAATAAGGTCGCGGACCTCCATTCCGATCCGTTCGTCCGTGCGATCTGTCTCCTTCCGAAGGGACTCCGGCATAGACGTCTTATTCATAGTGATAGGCATTACTAGACCTCGTTAGGGAATGGGAGCGGTTGTTCTTCGACCGGCGCGACAGGCTCCGGAGTAGCGGAGACCAGGAAGGACTCCGGAAGTTGATAGGCGCGGACAATCTCCGCGAGGACTTCCGCCGGCGGCGTTCCCAGCTGTACCAGGAGAGGCGCGAGGCGTTCGAGGCTCTGTTGTTTCGCCAGCTCGGACATGGGAGTGGTTCCCGCGTCAACAGCCCAGTATGTGAAGTCTCCGGTCAAGTCGTCCGCGCTAAGGATGGTCGGTCCGACTGGATTCGGAAGCGACAGCGCCTCCGCTTCGTCTCCGAGGACGACAGATAGCATAATATTATACGTCTTAGCGATACTTTGAATCAATCCGTCGCGAGTCCGCGCCATACGACCGATTTCGGAGGAGGTATAGGCCGCGAGGAGTTGCTGTTCCGTCGCGGTCGAGCGGGTAACCTCTCCGCGAGTAAACGGCGCGAGGAGTCCGGCGGCGTTAATATCTGCCTCGACAGTCGAAGCATACAGAGAGATATCCGCCGGAATAGGTGACTGAGGTACAGGAGAAATATTCCCCTCGATAGGCGTTCCAGGCGGAAGATCAACCTCGATAAACTCACCGTCTAAGCCTTGAGAAATCTTCGCGGCTCCGTCTTCTGAAAGAAATCCACTCCTTACCATCCACTGTCTAGCCATTCTCCGGACGCCTTGAGACTGGTAAGTCCGCATTACATTTAGCTCTCGGAACTGGTCGAGGCTCCGCGACAGGAGCGAATATCCTCGAAGCGGAGTATCCGGATCGCGGCTAAAATACATTGGAATAATGGGAACAACCGGACGGCCGCTCGCGCTTTTATATGGAATGCCGGTCTTCTCATGGACCAGCTCCGCCTCCGGAGTTTCGCTATCGGAGGCGGCTTCTTCGTCTAATGCTCCGACCTGGACTGTCACTCCCTCGAACAGAAACTCCTGTCCGGACTCGTAATCTTCAGACCAGACCAGGAGTTTATCGGAGACCAGGTCGTATACTTCGACGACTTGAATCCATCGCTCGAAGTCCGGCGCGACGTTCGGATCAGATAGTCCCAGCGCTGTCGGCTTTCCTCCGACCGTCGCGTCTTCTATCCACTTGCTATAGCGACGCGGACGGAACCGCTCGACCGGCTTCGAGTATCGGACGGACGCCTCCTCCAGCGGCATTAAGTAAGCATGTCCAACATATCGCTGTTGTTCCCAGCTACCGGCGGTCGCGTCGACCAGGACCTCCCAGGGAGGGAGCGCGGAGCAGGAAACGCGCTTTAATGGGTCGACCGACTCGACCGGCGCAAGCTTAAGGAATGCGCAAGGGTAGATAAGCGCGAGCCGGGTTCCGTCCTCGATTTGCTCGCGGACGGAGAGGAGATACTGGTTCGCGGTCGCCTCCGCGACTTCAGGGTTTCCGCGTCCTCTGACGTCCTCCTGAACAAATACGGACGGATTCTTCGCGAACAGGCTTCCGAGGTAGGATTCCACAACCGCGTACGCCTTCGGAACTTCCGTCCGAAGAATACCATCCATGGAGGGAAACGACTCCGGCTCCCAAAATCGCGTCATGTATAAGCGCCGCAGCTCGCGGAGCTGGTCGCGCTTTCCCTCCCAATAGACGCGGTGAGTCGTGTAGAAGTCCGCGACCTGTTCCGGAGTGAGCATCGTAAGACCTTAGAAGGGGAGGGAGGAGGACCGGATTCTTCGCGCGCGAGCGCGAGAGATTAGGTCGTCTATTCTGGTTCGTCCGGATTGTAACGCGGACGTCCTCCAGGACGAAGGGATATCGCGGAGACACCGATACGCGAGCGCTATCGCTATGGCGGAATCATCATGCGCTCCGCGCGGAGCCTCCGGCGCAATCTTACCGGCTGGAATGGTTAAGGACCGCAGCTCCATCCAGGTTACCCGGTCAAGGATTCGGATGATGGACAGCGCCTCGCGGAGCGTGTCGAAGGCTTCGAGCTTGGACTGGAGGGTCGTCGTCCAGGGTTTCCCCTTCGGACTTCTCCACTGTTGACGATAGCCGCATGTATTCAACTCCAGGAGAAGCGCGTGTCCATGGTTGTTCGACTCCGCGAGGACTAACGCTTGGTTGTATCGGCTCGCGACCTGTACAACACGATGGGACCAGGCGGACGGAGACTTCGTATTAGAGCGTTCTACATAAACCGGCTGGCGCGTAGAAACGGAGACGACACACAACGTCGAATAATCTCCTCCGACTCCTCCTCCGACGTCGACTCCCATTACATACCGATCCGACCTATGCGGCGGTTCCAGCTCGCGACCGGCGTTCTCTCCATGGAGCGCATGTTCGACGACATGAATGTCCGCGAGGAGGGATTCTTCGAAGTATCCGCCTTCGCGGTCAAGAAAGCAATCGTCCAGACAACCGGGATACTCGCGCCGGAACTTCGAGGAAGACGCGAGGCGTCCGGCGGTTCGTCGCCTCCAGAATAGCTGACCCGGTGTCAAATCGTACCGCTCGCGCTCCTGCTTCTCCGCTTCGGAGAGGGTCTCCAGGAAGTCCTCCGGAACCAGCTCCGGCGCGACTGTATAAGCCGGATGTTCGTGCCAATACATCGAAAGGAGAGTCCATCCGTTCTCCGGCGCTCCGGAGACCAGGCGCGCGAAATGGTCCGCCGGATTCGAGGCGGTCGACTCCACGATAAGAAGTCCCTCTCCGACTGCGGCGTCTGCTTGCGCGATAGTCTCCGCAAGGTCCGGAGCATACGCCGCTTCCGAGATGAGGACCGCCGCCGGCTGAAAGGAGCGGAGTCCTGTCTGTGACCTGGAGGTGAACGCCTGGAGGCTCGCTCCGGTGTCGTCGTATACGATGCGCGCTCGCGCCTGTGTCCGGAGCGGTCGCTGGAGTAGCTCCGGAGGGTCTCTTAACCAGCGGCGCGAGTCGTCCAGGAGCGCCGTCGCGGAGTCCTCGCGCATGGATACAATCGCATGCATAGCGGCGTTAGGCGTTGTGTACGCGAGCCAATGAAGCGCCATCTTCGCGCCGGTTGTCGCCGCGACCTGTCGCGCCTTGACGATAAGGATTCGGTTCGAACCTGCGGAGACCGCGTCGAAAATCTTCCGCTGCATAGGAAGGGGGTCGAACGGAACCAGCCGCTTCGAGTCCTTGTCCTGGACTTTATGGAGGCGCGCGAAGACGTCCAGGTCGGAGAGTAGCTCCGAGACTTCCGACGTCAGGCGGACAGGCACTCGACCAGGAACGAAGACGTCGCGCTTCATTTACGCCGGACCAGCCGGAGGACGTCGGCTAACTCCGCTTCCGGGTCCGGAGTCGGGAAACCGTCGCGGACCTTCGGAGGCGGCGCTGTCGCGGCTTGCGAGACGACGCCTTCGATTACCCACTGTGCAAGACGAACCGCTGTCGCGTTGCCTTCTCCGGTCTCCAGGGTCTCCTCCATGACTCGAAGCGCGCGAGACAGGAGCGCGTTCCGTGAGGACTGTGCTTCCTCCGCGAGCTGGTCGAGTGTCTTCGGTCGCGACCGGCGCTCCGTTTCAATCCAGCCGCGAACATTCGCTATTTTCCATTTCTGGACAGCAGCTCGCGAACAGATACCGTCGACTGCTGCCCTCCATGGACTCACTTCATGCTCCAGGCAGTACAGGACAACCCTTCGCTGTAGCTCTGTAAGGTCCGCGAGCCGGGTCTTCGGTCCTCGATTCATGCTGTCCACCCCAGGACCGACAGCGCCTCGCGAGTATGGTCGACGACCAGGCGCGAGAGATAATCCTGGTTTACCTCGACCGTGGACCAGCGGTGTCCGCAGGTCGGACACTCCCGCCTCCGGACGCGAAGGTCTGGACATGGCTGGTCGGTAACGAGCGACAGCGACCCTCCGAAGGACAGAGCGCGCCTCACATAGACGACGCGAGATTTTGACGTCTTACATTCTGGACAGTCCATTACTTCCTCCGTCTTGATCTTATCGGCGTCTCCCTCCAATGTCTACCGGTGTCCGCATGTAAACGCGCGCGCTGTAAATGCTTAATATTCTTAGCGAATACCGTGGACAGGCGATTCCTAATTCTCTTTATATAAGTTTTACCTGTCCACCGTTTCGCGAGGATCTTCCGTCTTTCTCGCTCGGACGGTTCTTAGGACTTGCTACCCGTAGACATGATTACGTAATATAGTCTACCCGTAGACATTAGGAGTCCATCATGCCGCCTCAAGGCTTCGTCTCTCTCCAGGTCCGCGAGGAGACCGCGCGGATTATCCGATTCGCTGCGGTCCTGTCTGGAATGTCGGTCGTGGACTACTGCGACCAGGTTCTTCGCGTATGGGTCTCGCGCTCCATCGAGTCCGGCCTATCCAGGTCGACACCGGATAGGCTTCGTCGGATAATGGAGGACGCGCCGGAAGCGTCTCCTCCAGCTGGTAGGGTAATCCCGTTCCAGAAGTAGCGAAGGGAGTCGGCTTCCTCTCCGACTCCCTTCTATCCTCTATCAACCTTCCTCAAGGTATACAGAATGTATAACACAATTTCAATCCTTCCTCCTCCTCCGGTGGATGGAGAGCTAAGATTTAGAACCATTCCAGACTCTCGGTATCCCTGTCTGTTTACGTCCGGCGGATGGTATCGGAAGGACGCGCCGTCGCGGAAGATGCGAACAGCCGACCTCCTTCGCGCTTGCGCACTGTCGATTGATGTCGACCCTTACGACTGGTCCGGAGCGGCTAAGAAGTGGGGCAAGACCAGGAAGGAGCGTAAGGCGGCTATGCGCGCCGCGACGGAGTCGGAGGTTCTCTCCTGGATGAAGGAGACCGACCTGGTCGCGACCGTCATTCGCGAGGCGTCCGCGCTCGGACTTCCGGCTCCGAATCGTGTCATCTATACCGGACAGGGGTTCTGTCTCCTGTATTGGCTTCCGGTCGGAATGGGTTCGAAGTCCGACCGCTGGTCTCCGGAGGCGATGAAGACGGTCCTAAAGCGCTGGTATCAGTCGAACGAATGGCCGTGGTTTTGGGATCGCGACGCGAAGGATATCGGGACTCGAATCTTCCCCGTCCCTGGACAGCGACACAGGGATACCGGAAAGCGAATCCGCCTCCTCCAGGGACAGGACACAATCGACGGAGAGGCGCTCGCGAAGTTCTTCGACCAGCTCGCGACGCGGTATCCTGCTCCGGCTCGACCAGTCCGGAAGAAGTCCTCCGCGACGGTCTCGAAGTCGACCAGGACAAAGGATAGCTATTCAGTGTGGAGCCGCGAGGAATGGAGACCAGGATATCCGGAGCTGGAGGACGGAGAGAGGGCGCGCTGTCCCTCCTGTGATGGTTCCGGATACAAGCGAATGAACGCGGATCATTACGCCTGCTTCTCTTGTAAGACTCGATTCCTGATTCCGAAGTCGAAGCGCCTGGACTCCGGAATCGTGCGAATCTCCCTCGACCGCGACGGTCGCGCACGTTGGCCGGATACCCTTCCGGACCGCGTCGTTATTGGGACCAGGACAGGCTCCGGTAAGACGTGGCTGATGGAGCGCGAGAGAGCGTCCTGGTCGCCTCGCGGCGCATACCATCGACGCGTCCTCGCGCTGTGTCCGACGAAGGCGCTCGCGCGACAGCTCGCGCGCCGCCTCGATATCGGACATGGAGAAGCGTCCTCCTCGATTGTTCTCCGCTCGGAGTCGGTCGCCTGTTGTCTCGCGTCGCTTCCTCGGAAGATCGGAGGCGCGCGTCCGGAGCTGCTACGTCGAACGCTTATCCAGGTCGACGAAGTCGAAGCCTGTCTCCAACAGCTACACGGCATGATGCGCGCTCCGCGCGCGCGAGAGGTTTACAATCTGTTAATTTATGCGGTCGCGCATGCTGGTCGCGTCATGCTTTGCGACGCTCATATAGGGACCGCGACAAAGCGCCTCCTCGAAGACGTCGCGGCCTATCGTGAGAAACATGGACTGGAGGAGGTCTCCTTCGAGAGTTGGGACAGCGCGCCGCATATCTTCGCAATCGAGTACATACCAGGACAGTATACGACGACCAGGAGCGGCGCGGAGACCTGTATCGCCTCCTCCGATAAGCTTCATAAGGGATTGATTCGGAAGCGCCTCGAAGAAGGAAAGCGCCTCGCGATATACATTCCCGGTCGGTATGCTGCGCAAGGGTTCGCGGATCTATTGGTTCGTCGCTATCCGACGAAGACCGTCCGCTGTGTTGTCGGAAGTCGCTCGAATGATACGGAGAACGACCTATCTCCGGAATCCCTCCTCGCGGACGTCCTGGTCTATAACAATGCCATGAATACGGGCGTATCCATTGACAAAATCCATTATGACGAAGTCCACGTCCTGATCAATCGAGGACAGGTCGCAACCGGACCCATGGTCGAGCAGGCGATACACAGGGTCCGACGTCCGAAGAATCCGACCATATTTCTCTCCGGAGTCGAGTCCGCGCCGGTCTCCGGCTGGAGGCTCGAAGCGGAGGGACACATGGTCGACGCGCGACGCCGATTCCATTCCGCGAACGCAATGGTAAAGGCGTCGTCGAAGTCTCTGTCTCTTGCTTCCGACTTCATGTGCTCCGACGACGCCGTCCGGCTCGCGCGCCTCCAGGCGGTCCTCCTCGCGTCGCGCTATCAGACCGGACTGGGATGGACTGTCGCCTATCTGGGCGCGCGACACGCATTCGAGACAGGCGACGGAATGCGAGACGACGCCTTCTCCGACGCGGTCTCCGAAGCGCGAGACGCGCGCGAGCTGGAGGAGGCGGTGTCCGTCGCGAAGGCGGCTCCGCTGTCGGAGCGACAGTTCGAGAGGGTCGAGACCGCCGGCGCGGAGACGATGGACGAATACCATGCTTACCGCGCCGGAGTCATGCGGTCCGTATATGGAGAGGCGTATACCGGAGGCGACGTCGCGGCTCGAACAGACGTCGCGCTAAAGACGAAGCGGAACCAGCTCGCGCAGCGGACCAGGGTATTCGCCGCGACCTTACTCCTCGCGAAGGGAGCGGACGTCCTCCTGGCGTCCGCAGAGGTTCGCGCCGCGAGCAAGCAGACGTTTATGTCTCTCCGTCCTGTCATGCCTCGCGCTCGCGTCCTCCAGGCGGCGCTCGATATTTTATTTCGCCTGAAGGAGACGGACGGACGTATCGAAGTCGACCAGGTCGCGGGACAGGCGGCGCTTCATGCTATCGAGCCTCACCTGTCCGCCGCCGGCCTAACGGCGCGCCGCGACGCGACGCCGTTCCGAATGATCCAGACCGTCCTCGCGCTCGGAGGTCTCCGACTGGACGTCCGGCGCTCCGGTCCGCGAGGACAGCGGACGCGAGAATACTTCCTCGCTGTTGCTCGCGTTCGAGAAATGGCAAGACTCGCGAAGAAGACCGTCGAACGATGGGAATCGCATGGAGACAGCGTCGAAGAAGTCGCATAAATAAGACTTTGTCTTCACAAATCGGTTGACGCGTTACACCGGTAGACATATATGTACTTTGTCCAACCGGACGAACTTCCTCCCTCCCTTCCTCGGAGTCTTCCTTATGTGTGTGTGCGGTAAAGTTCTATCCCCTAATGTCCTCGCGAGAGTTGTACGACACACTAAAGCTAGCGGACGTGGCGGATACCTATCCATGGAGTATGGATACGCTATCCAGATTAGCGATTACACCGACGGCGAGTGTATTCGTTCGCTCGAACTGAACAAGCGCGGAAACGTCCGATTCTTCCGGACTCGCGAAGGCGCATATCGCGCGCTTGCTCGTCTCTAAACCTCCTCCCTTCCTCGGAGTCTTCCTAATGTATGCAACCCTGACTTACTACACTGTTCGCCTCGCCTCTTACGAAGAAGGTGCCTTCTTCACTCTCCGCGCCGTCGACCAGGTTGGTCCCATCCAGACTCTCCGCGACTTCGACCAGCTCGCGCGAGAGATGCGAATCTTCGAGTCCTTCGATACCTCGCGCCTCCTCGCGCCGGTCGACCACGTCCTCCAGGAGACCGCCTCCGACCGCGAGAGCTATCGCGTCGCGGTCGTCTCCTTTGCTTACGACCAGTCCGGAGACCGGAAGCGCGTTGCATATGTCCAGTCCATCCCCTCCGAGTTGCTCCGGTTCTTTACCATCGGAGGATACATGTTCTCTCCGGACCTGGACGACGACGACAACGGAGACGACCGCGAGTCCTTCGAAGACGTATATCTTCAGGTCGACACGTTCGAGCATGCGTATCGCCTCGCTACCTTCGCGAGGGCTTAGACATGGCATATCAACCGATTGACCTCGACCGCGTCCGCGCTCTCTATCGTCCTGACTTCGAGCGTGGAGTCCTGGTCGCGCTGGTTCGAGTGAACCAGCGTATCCGACCGGGAGATATTATCGCTTCGAGTCCAGAATCAAAACGAGGATATAAGCGCGTCTCCATTGATAAAAAGCGATACTATCTCCATCGTGTCCTCTGGTCTCTCCGATACGATAGAGACCCGGGTCCGAACATGGTCGTCGACCATATAAACGGGGATACGCGGGATAACCGAATCGACAATCTCCGACTGTGCTCGAAGTCTCAAAACTCGAAGAACCGGAAGACCTGGTCCTCGACTGGTCTTCGCGGCGTCTATCGGCGCTCGCGAGCTGGAGGCGGCGTCGCCTATGAAGTCTGTATCCATCGAAGCGAGACGGTCGACGGCGTCCGTATCGGTCGGACTCATAGCTTCGGAACGTACTCCTGTCCTCGCGAGGCAAAAAAGGCATACCTCGAAGCGGTCGACCGCTTCGGAGACCTCGAATACTTACGCGAGGGACAGCGCGGAGACGGCGTCGAAGCGATTATCCTGGAGGAGATTAAGAATGCAAGCGCCTGAATATATTATCTACTGTGCGCTTATGAGCCTGCTATTCTTCGTCCTTGACGTAGCAATAATCTACCAGCTCGCGCTCGCGCTTATTCTCATACCTGGAGTAATCGAGGTTATAAACAGTCCATAGTTCCACGTGGAACTAGTCGATCCATAGCTCCGCGAAGTCCTCCGCGCCGTCAGGATTCCATTCTCTGAAAGCACCGTTTTCAGAGAACAGGACTTGACGGCGCGGATTCCGTTCGGTCAATCCTACGTGGACAAAACCGCTCGCATAGAGAATCACCTGGTCAAACGGTATCATATCGACAGGACTCGCGGCTAACAGTGTCGCGACCGTGCGCGCAGTCCAGGTCGGAACTACTGCGACAATGTCCGCCGCGAGTCCTCGCATATGCGCAGACGTCCTCGAACCTCCGATTCGAGTATTTACCGCGAGCGACCGATATCCGCTGTTGACCCTGATAGGGCCTACAATCCGCCGGAGAGGGTCGAGGACGACGTAACAGAGCCTCCGGAGGTTCCGACGCGCGACGTCCGGCGCGACGTTCGGAAGACCGGTCCCTGTCCGTTGAAGCTCTGTCCAGGAGAAGAACTGTCCAGGGCGACCGTCGCGCCTGTCTGGAATCATTCTCGACCCTCGATAATGACGGCGGTCAGTTCGAGCAGGTCTCCGACAATCTCCTGTCGCTCCTTTTGTGTCAAACCGTCGCGAGACAAGCGGACGATTTTAGAAAGAAGGCGGATAATCTTACCAATCGGAAGATTCTGTTTCATCGGTATATCCTTGAGGTTGCAGGCATTCGGACCAGCTCCGGCTCCGTAGAAATGGATAAGTCTACTATCCATAGTCCGTCCGGCTGGTCGTAATGGGTGCGCGTCCGTCCACGCGTCCGCAGTAAGTATCGAGACATGCGCTTCATTTCTTCCGTGGTCAGAAGCAGCGACCAGGCGTTTATCGCTTCGGTGTCTGTCTTGACTTCGCTCTTTTTCCGGCTCGCTTCCGGAACAGCGCCTCCTGTACCTGTCGTTTGCTCGACCTGGTCGACGGCGTCTTCTTCTTCGAAACGACGCGAGTCGGTCGACAGTATTGTTTTTTCGATTCGCCGCTGTGTCCGCATGGTTTCCCCGTTGCCTTATCGACCCATTTCTCTTTCGCCCAACGTCGCAGCGACGCGCCTTTCTTGGACTTCTTTACTTGTCCCTTACTTTTTCGACACTTCGCGACCGCTTGACTCGCGCGAGCCGAAGGCCATACCTTATATTGCCGTTTGATCTTACGTGTGCAGGCGTCATCTGCCATGTTTCACTTCGCAATCTTCGAGACTGGCTTCTTCGACCATAGCTTACAGGAATGGTATCTAGCTTTGGTCGGAGGACCGGGATTGTCGCAACCATGCCGCGACCG